GTGATTAAAACTGCTGCGGCTGCATCATCCGCCGTTGTTTGGGCATCATCAATCCCAAGGATAAATGGGCTGTTCAGAGGGTTATAGATGGTCGGTGCAGTTGGCGTTATCGGGGCAGAATCATCAGCATCCCATGCGTAGATGGCGGCGTTTTCTTCGACCAGTGCCATAGGCACTTGACCGTCGAAGCGAATCTCTTGGCTAAAAACGCGGAATAGTTTGTTCGACCAGCCCAATGCCTCAAGGCTAACGCGCACAACATCACCAACCTGACAGCCCAATGCTTTAGCGTTAAAGGTTGCAGAAAACATCCCGCGATACTGATTGCGCTGTAAAACTTGCTTGGCAATGCGCTGTGCGCGGCGACCATCTTCTACATATGGAAGATCAAGAGACATGACGCGCTCAATGCCGTCAGGCGACGCAAAGCCTACTTCCGGATAGTCCACCATCTGATAAAGGCTATTGGCTGAAGGATCGACATAACGGCCACGGGCAATGTTATAGTTTTCCGTCAACCCGCGAGTTTGTTGCCAATCAAACCCACCTATCATGTCGCCTTCATTAAAGGTAAGCACATAGTCGGCAAGGTCGTTCTTTAGTGCCGTTACCGTCAATTTGCCGCCATTGTCACGGAGTGTACCGTTCATTGACGCAAGAAAGTTGTTAATGATTTCCATACGGTCATCAGCATCAGATGCTGTACCGCTGGTTCGGTAACGCTTCTGAGTTCCGCCAATTGCTAAAGTCACGTTCTCATCGCAGACGTTGGCCGCTGTAATAAAAGATTCCATGTCTATGCGGTTATAGGGAACACCACAACCAATTGATAACTTGTCATCGATCTCCCAACCAAGCAACCACCACAACAGTTGCAGGGCAGGGTTATCGGTGTCATCCGCATTTGTATATGCGCCCCAAGTGCTTTGATCTGTGGCACGGTGTGAGCCAGAGCCACCTGGCACAGTGCTATCTTTGCGTGGATCGTAAAGCAAAGCGCCATCGCCTATGACTGTGACGCGGCTGGGTAAGCCACTTACCAACGGGCTTTCTGCTTTTTTGTCAACACCAGTTCGCTTAATGCGAAGATGTAAATAAGCGCAACCAGTAAGGCGACGGGTTGAACCCCATTTGCCACCACCGTTAATTGAAATGTAGTTGCCAGCAGTTCCCTCAGTGCGAACATCAACCGTCAGATAACCAGAGTAAGTGCCTGTAACACCACCAGCAAGTGTCCATGCTTGCTTTTCTTCAAACCATATCTCAGTGATCGAAGTAACTTTATGAGCCGCGACAGCAATAATATAATCAACATATTCTTGATCAGTGCCACTGGATTCGTGATACCGAAGGTCAAGAGGCATCGCCGTTGTGCCGAACACTGCCTTGCGTGGTGTAGACGGGTCTAGACTGACGTTAAGGCGTGATGTTTGAGTCCTTGGTATTTTTGGACCGAAAAGTTCAGCAGTAGCGCCAGATAGAACAGTGGTAAACGCAGCTACGCGCAAAGCAGTGGCTAGGGCTGGCCCAACTCCAGGTATAAAAGAAATGCCAACCAATACGGCAGCGATTGCAACACTTTTGAGAACCTTACCCACGGCCAACACCCCAGCACTTGTCCCATAAGGGACGATTAACGCGCTCTAATCCATCGTCCGAAACGAAGTAAGCGAAGCCACCCATTACTACACCAACGCTGTCATCAAAGAAAGCTAAGTCTCCACGCTGCGCATTACCTATAGCCACTTCTGAAAACTTCGCGTCCATAGTGGCCTCAAGCGTTCCTGCGCCAATATCCTTAATCGCCTTCAGGCTAGTTTTAAGGCTATCATATTGCCCACGGAACTCAGACATAGGGTCTTCGCCAGTTATGGCCTCAACCGCCCCTGCGGCGAACAGGCAGCAATCATTTGTGCCATACTCAAACGGCTCATGCCTTTTGTTGACGATATAGTCCGACAAAGACTCTTCCCAAGCAGATATTCTCATCTGAAATTCGACATCCCATAATCGTTTTCGCCAGCGCCGCCGCCACCGTAGTTATAGCTACCAGCTTCAGCCATGCCGTTTGCAGCAGACACAGAAGCTTCTCCGCTAAGATCACCAGCATCAAAAATGTTTTGAATAAGGTACGTCTTGTTTTGTACGCCAGCGATGCTTGTCAGATAGTTTTCAATGGTCAATGTGACTGTTTGGCTTTCCGCGCTTCCGTTGATGCTGACTTCATTCATGTAGCCAGTGTAATATGGGATGATAGAACCAACTTGGCCTTCATTCTCATTGACGCAATAAAACCAAAGTCGCGCAATGCGTCCCTGCCACTTCGATTTGTCGCCGACAATAGCCAAAAAATCGGCATTGTTCACCACAAGGCCGCTCATGGAAATAGACACAGTATCTGAACCAGACTCGTTATGCTTTACAGGCGATACGTTAATCAGATCATGGTTGAAGCCTTCGTAAGTTCCATCTAGTTCCGCATCGCCCGATCCGGAAATAACCTTGTTGTAAAGGCCGCTTGTGCCGCGCAAAACATCGCCAACAAAGTCGGCATAAATCAAGACACGCCAATTAACGATTGTGGCTTCAAGCGCAGCCTGTGTGGTTGCATCAACCATTAAAAGGACTCCCGTAGATTCAGCGAGAGGCTATATACATAACCAACCTCACCTGAAAGCGTTGGCTCCTCCACCAAATACATTAAGCAATAAGGGTTTTTGAACTCTATAGTAGCGTTATCCGCTGGCGAAACTCGCACAGGTGGCTCGAACGTCAATACAGCCACGCCAGAACCATTAGAAGTGACGTTTTCAGTCAACTGCAAAAGCTGGTTGTTTATGGTCACAAATTGGCCAGCTTGTAGGACAGTAGTGGATAGCGGCCAGCCATCAGTGTTCAGCGTCCGACCTGTCTGACCAGCGCCATTAACCAGTGGCGTAGCTGTAGCCGATGATTGCGGCGTTGCCGGATCGACGCGAACTTGAAAGTCATTTGCCGCACCACGCGATTTGGCAATGAACGAGCGCCAAGGATTAATGCTGGCTGTGCCTACAATTGGCGGAAATGTGATTTGTGCTTCCCACCATCCACGGCCAGAGGCAAGCGTCTGACGCCGTCCTGTCCAATCAGATACGTTCGTCTGTGCTGGCATAACCAGCCGCCATGCCATGCCCTGTGGTTTTGGCGTTGAAGGATATGTAATTGTAGCCATTACTGCATTGCTCCACCAAGGCGCGGTCTGCGCAGCCCTGCAATTGTGCGTGACTCTGCCGCTGCTATAATAGCCGGAGCAGCCTCAAGGATACCCTGTTGCACCTGAGCGCGAACTGCGGCTGGATCGTTTGAGCCACGCGCATCTACGCTGATGTTAAAGCTGCTTCCGCCACCACCGCCACGCATGTTGTTGTTGGGAATGATTGTGCCATTGCCGCTAGGAACAAATAGTTCCGGCCCTTGCTCTCCAACCATGTATGGAGTGTTATTGGATACAGGACCACCACGCGCCCTTAATGTAAGTGGCTTAAAATTGCCTGGACTACTCATAGCAACGCTTTGACTGGCGCTAGAAGCACCAGGGGTCGCAGTTGCACCACCCCTAAGAGCACCAGTGATTAAACCAACAATCTGCTGCACAACAAACAGCTTCCACAATTCATCAATGACGGCTCCGATAAGGCTGCGCATTCCGTCTTTCCAAGACATAGCGCCAGTCAACATACCCTTAAAGGCATCGCTTACGGAGTTTCCGATTGCTTCAAACGACTTATCCATTTCATCTGCTTTGGATATAATATCTTCCATTTCCTTGCTGACAGTAAGTTCTCCCATATCAGGCATAGCATCTTTGACCATGCGGTCAGCTTCTTTGAGATCATTCTTGAGCATATCGCTGTAAGCGTTCATCTCAATGGACTCCACCGCAGCCTTGAATGGCGCAATGGTCGCGGCTTGGCCTGTCTTAGACAGTTCAAAGAAATCTTTTTCCAACATGGCAATATCGCGCTGGTAAGCAGGAAGTTCTTTGATCCCCACTTTGCCGATTTTGTCCATGAAGGACTCAATTGACTTTGCCTCTTTTTCACGCTCAGCTTCTAATTCTTTGGCAATTCTTTTATTTTCAGCAGCAAGCCTTTTTGCTGCTGCGGCTGCTGCGGCTGCGCCTTTTTTATCTGGCTTTAGTAGTGAGCGGCCACCAGTTCCCTCTAGAAGCTTTCTTGCTTCTCCAAAAACTTTAATGTTTTCAACTTCTACACCAAGATTTGCTACTGCTGAAGCAGCTTCAGAAAATTGTTGGGCAGTCAGCCTTCCGGCATTTTTGAGATTCTCAAGTCTTTGAATAGCGACTTCGCTAGTCATTTTTCCAGAAAGAACTTCTTGTGAGATTATATCTCTGTCATCTACTTTCCGACGTTGAATTGAAAAGCCACCACCCATGCCGCCGCTAAATTGAAACTCACGTTTTGCAATATTTGCAACCGCACCCTTTGCTTCAGCAGCCCTTGCCTCAGCTTGCAATTTGGCAACAATAATCTGCGCCCTTGCAAGATCAATTAATGCTGTGTTTTGAGTTGTAATTTTGCCAGTGGTAATATCCATGACATTGCCCAAAATGCTTTGAGCATCAGACATAGCAAATGTAGCAAACTTTACATCTTGTGCGGCTTCGTCAGCAGCCATAAACTTTTCAACTAAAAACCCAACAGCCATTGTGGCGATTGTAATCGCAGCACCCCAAGGACCAGCCAAGAATGCGCCGAAACTACCGGCCTTACCTTTCATCATGGACATGGCGTAACCCATCTGTCCTAGCTGTTGATTGAACGCCTGTATTGGGCTTGCACCAGTAGAAATAGACGTACCCAAGTCATTGAACTGCATACCAAGTTGCTGCGTACCTTGGCGATGATTACGCATGGCCTTGGCTTGAGCATCTAAGTGCTTTTGATATGCTTGAACGTGGCTGCTTGCATTGCCTATAGACCTTGTGAACTGCTGCGTTGCTGCGCCAACACCACCATTAGCGGCCTTAAGGGCCTCCATTTCCTTACGAAGACCGTCAACGGCGTCAGTCAGTTTTTTAAGTTCAGCTTGCCCAGAAACCTGAGCAGCAAACAGAAACTCAATTCTTTGGTCTTGGGCCGCCACGCTTTTGCCTTTCTTCGCTCAGGTTAAAATAAGCGACCCATTCATTATACTCTTCAATTGAAATAAGTTCAATCTCTGCAATGGTTTTGCCAAGCCGATCCGCCAAGGTAAGAAGGTTATACCTGAACGGATCGTTTCTTAGTTTTTTTCCTGCTCCTCGACGCTTTCACCGCTCATAAATGCAGCGGCAACCGTCGAAATCACAGACACTTCTTCACGCATCAGGATGGGTTTATCCTCAAGCGTGAACAGCTTTTCGCCTTGACCATTCTCAGCTTTAAGAATGATTAGATCAACCATTGCATCGAATGATGTGGAACTTAAAAAGTTAGGATGCTTGCGCTGGATGCGATTCAATTCACCAGCAAGCAAAGGGCCATAATAGACCGTTTCCGGCTTACCATCATCGCCCCATTCTGCAACGTCGATGTGACGCTTATTCGATGTTCGCTCTGCGATACGCTTGGCAATACTCATATTAATATCCTTTAATTATACAGCCGCGCTGGTCAAAGCCCCTGTTCCCTGAACAGTGATAGTGGATTCCACCATACCATCGAAGCTGCCTGTGATAGTCTTGCCAGTAACAATGGCTTGACCTGTGTAATAAACATCGCCCGTCGTCGTGCCTTCTGGATAGAAGCGGACGTTGACTTCTGATCCTGGGACCAATGCTCCTTGGCCCGTGGTGTCCAACTCATCCCAGAACACATCAACCGAACCAGACCAACCTTTCAAAGTTGTCTTAAAAGTGCGGTATCCGTCACCCATACTTGAGTCTTCGACGGTATCGGCGGTTTCTTCGACCGAATAAGAGCGAATTTCAAGTACAGAATTGGTTGCGCCAACGCGAACAGTGCCTTCAGAACCAGTGTGAGTAGCCATATAAGTAGTCCTTACGCCAAGGTGGAGAGCGTCAAAGCACCAGTGCCTTGAAGCGTGATTGTGGATTCCACCATGCCGTCAAAGCTACCAGTAACGGTGCGACCTGTAACAATAGCAGTGCCAGAATAGTATTTTTCACTTTGACCAGCCGTTGCACCTTCAGGAAAGAAGTTAATGGTCACTTCTGTGCCTACGGTCATAGCAACTTGACCATTGGTGTCAGTTTCATCCCAAAATACGTCAACCGATCCTGACCATCCCTTCAGGGTGGTTTTGAAACTTCTATAGGCATCGCCCATGCTTGAGTCTTCGACGGTATCAGCCGTTTCTTCGACAGAATACGAACGAATCTCTGCAATGGCATTAAGTCCAACGCGGACTGTGCCTTCACTTCCGGTATGTGTAGCCATTACTCAGACTCCTCGACTTTCTCTGCTTGAACCTTTGGCTTTGCAGCCTTCTTTACATCCCAACCCTTAGATCGGTAATTTTCCAGATCAACCTCACAAGCGAGTATTTCATCATCTTGGGCGTTGTAAATTTTGACCATCTTCATCGCGGTGTCTCCAGATCAGCAAGCAGCGTAACATATTGGACTGCGTAAGACAACCGTGCATTAGCAACTGGCTTCTCGCCTTCAACATTAATGTCAACGTCAGACTGCGACAGAATACAGCTTTTGACCAATCCTGACAACTGGAAATCAGAACCAATCGCGTCCTCAATCAAAACACAGGCATCATCTATCTGGTTTATGATTGTTGAACTTTGGCCCTTAATAAAAATTTCAACAAAAACCTGAAGAGAACCGATGGCCGTTTTTATGCCTATGGTTGCCAAGGAACTGCTTTGGTTGTTCGTGTATATAACAGCCGCTGGCAGTTTATCATCATCCAATGCGTAAGATCGCATCTTATACACGCGCCCAGAAAAGAAAGGCAGAGCGCCTATGATGTCAGCGATTCGGTCGCGTATCTGGTTATTAATGTGCGACATTATATGGACACCTGGCAGTTATCGATGGCGGTCATATATCTAACATTAAAGATCATCTTGCCAGTGCCGATTGCCTTTTCACCAGTCGTATTGACGCTAAAATCTGACTGCGCCAGCACACAGCTTTTGACAAGGCCTTTGAAGGTGTAATCAGTTTCAAAGGCGCTATTTAACTCAGCGCAGAAACCTTCGATATTCTCGAATATATTAATGCTTGATCCCTTGTTAATCACATCAACCCTCAATTCAAGGTTATGCGATAAGGTGCGATTGCCCATAGTAGCCAAGCTTGTTGCATCGTTTGTCGTGTAAACACACAGAGCAGGAAGCTGCGCATCATCAAGCGCATACTTACGGAATTTGTACATTGTGCCAGTAGAAAGCAAATCTTCACCTACTCTTGGTGAAAGATTCGCGCCGAAACGGTCCTGTATCACAATGCCGAACCTATCATAGATAAAACTAATCAATAGGTTAGCGGCATAATCTCTGATCTGTTGCCGAACGTGGCTCATGTTACACCTTTTCGAGAATAAGGGTACTTACGCCAGTTCCATCAGTTAAAACAACACGCACGTTATACGCGACAGAGCGAATGATGATTTCATCGCCGTCAGCGGCCAAAGGTACGTCAGCAGTGCGACAAACAAACTGCGGCGATGGAATGGTAACGTCCATCAGGTCTGTTGCGTTACGGCTGGCTTGGGGGGCATCAAAGATACCATTAACAGAAGCGGCACTGCCACCTACTCTTGTGTAAGTGGCAGTGTCTGCAAAATCATCGACTTCAAAGAAATCGAGAATATCATCTGCGCTCTCAATCCCCATTCTTGGAACTGCGCTTAATGACAGGATCGCGATTTTCTATTTCTGTGGTTACAGGATCACGATGCTCAACCTTTGGTGCTTCAGCCACGCGGACTGCCTCTTCAAAGATTTCAATTTTTTTATGAGCGATAAGCACCAAAGCCTCGCCATGTGGAAGGGTAGCAACATCACCCACGTTCAGTGGGCCTTGCGATGTTATTACGCCACGAATGCACTTGTATTGCATATCATTCTCCGAAGAAGTCGAGGGCTGATATGACTTCCAAATATCAGCCCTCAACATTTCTTATACCGTGTCGTTGTTGTATGCGAACGAGACTGCGTTGCGAAGGGCAACGTCAACAGTCTGAAGCGCAACAATGCGGACAGTACCGCTGGTGGATGCGGTGTATGGATCAACCGTCAGGTCGAGGCCACCCCACATACCAATCATGCAGTCAGCGAAGTTACCGAAGTAAACGTTACCAGCAGTTGCTTGCTGAGTGCGGATTACGTTGTAACCGTTAGCTTGACCGCCTTCGAGGACAAACATGCCCGAACCAGCGTCCTTTACCTTCGTCTTCAGACCGCCATAAGTGGCTGCGTCCGTGATGTAGGCCAAGTTGCCGAACAGAGCGTTGTCTTCTGCGATAGCAGTTTCCAAGGCAACCATTTCAGCGAAGGTTGGTACGGCAGCAGCAAATGCAGTTGGCTTGTTGACACCGGAGGTATTCAAGATACCTGTTGGCTGACCGGACGATCCCGAACCTTCCAATGCGCCCTTGTCGATTGCCAAGGCCAGAGCCTGTGTCAAATCGTCACGGACCAACTGCTCAATGGCCGGGGTACTCTGGAGAATTAACTGCCTCGTCATATCGGTGAATGCGCCGATATTTTTTGGGGTAAGCGAAACTGTGCTGAAGGTTGGTTCCGACTCAGAAGCAGCGCCACCTTCGGTGCTGATCCAGCCAGAAGCAGATGCAGAAGCCTTTTTAGGGATTGCTACATTGCCTTGCAGACCTGGGAGCATACGCGCACCAGCTTGCATTACCGAAGAAGAGTTACGCAGAACGTCGATAAACTCGTTAGCAAGCAAATTCGTTGCTACGATTTCGTTGTCATCGCTGGTGTTCAGGTCACGCTTCCAAACGCCGAGAACGTCTGTTGGGAGCATAACGCCCTGTGCGCCACGGCCATAACGCTGTGCAGCAGCTTCCGAGACTTCAAACTCGAATGCAGCAGCTTCACGGAGGCGACGGTCAGTTGGGTTTGCAAGAGCGGCAATTGCACGAACAACCGAGAACTGACGAATTTCTTTCTTCGTCATGCCAATGTCTTCGTTTGCAAGTGGCTTGTCCGAACCGATTACGTCAAGCAGTTCACCACGGAATTGCTCAATGCTCTTGCCCGAACGGAGGGCGGCATCGCCAAGGTCACGTTTGTTGTGACGAGCGGCGAGTTCGATGATTGCAGATGCGTTCTTAGCAGCGGCTTCAGCAGCTTCTGCACGAACCGCATCCATATTTACTTCGTCAGTCATTTTGACTTCCTTTTTGATAGATGGTTCAACTTTGGGTTGGGGTTCGAGAGCAGCCGCGCTACGACCTACGCCGACTGACTGGTCAGCGGGGATAGAAACGACAGATACCTCAAGGGGCGACCAAGAGCGAACAAGGTACTCGTCTTTATTCGTCGTGGACCGCTCCATTTTGTTGACGCGGTATCCGACGGAGACGTTCCCCCGAATGCCATCGACAACGTCCTGAAAAATCTCTTGTGCCAAAGAAGAGCGGCCAAAGCGGACATTCGCCCTAAGCACCCTATCAGCGTCGAGACCAACAGATTCAATTACGCCAATTTGGCGCTCCATATCATGATCAAGTAGCAATGGCGCACGGCCAGATGACAGAAATGCCATATCGATTGCATTCGATTCATGAACAAGGATTTCTTTTCCGAACGAGCGTTCGACAGGAAGTTCCGATGACACCGCAATAGATACGGTACGCTTCTTTTCGTCAACGCCGCGAACAGCAATGTCAACAACGGCAGAACGACGCTCAAGATCAACGTCTTTGCGCTCTTCCTCAGTCGCCTCTTCAGTCGTTTCTTCAACAATTTCAGCTTCTACAGCCTCAACCTCTACGGCAGCTTCAGCTTCAGCAACCTCTACTTCTACGACTTCTTCAACTTCTGACATAAATTGCTCCAAAAAGCGTTTCAGCGAAACAATAACACCAAATTACGAAAGAATCAAACAATCGGTTCTTCTTCGTCGATACCCTTAGTCGCCTCGTTCCCGCCAAACGGGAAGAAGGCCAATTCAAGGCCAAAAGCGTCTGCCATTTCCTTGTCGCGCTGCCACTGGCTAAATGTTTCTTCAACATCGCGGCCATATTGACCAGCAACATCTTGCATGGACATAACGCCATTGTGCATGGCCGTGACGGCTGCGTTGATTTCCTTCTGAGGATCGACCCACTGCCAACCACGGGGACGGAAACTTGACGCAGACGAAAACTTGTCAAAGCGAGATACGGGAAGCGGAATAAAACCGAACTCCATAACATGCCTGAGCCACGCATTGTACGCAGGAATGACAAAATGCTCCATCAGGAACTGCTGCATCATCTTGTAGGAGTCACGCTCTTCCAATGCGCCCTGACGAATGGAACTGTACGATGTCCCCTCCAGATCGTTCGACAGCGCAGCATAGGATACGCCAAGGCCAGACGCGATACCGCGAATGATGCCCTTCTGGAAATCACTAAATGCAGTCGCTGGATGTGATGGATCAAATGGCTTGAAGTCAACGCCATTAGGCAACTGGTGGAATGTGCCTGGTTCAGCATCAATGATTGGGACAGTGTTGTCGTAATCGTCTGCCGGGGCATCTTCGCCATTATCTGACGTAAAGAAGCCCATCTTGGATGCAGCCATACGCGATGCCACCAACTCAGCCTCACGGTGAGCGTTCAGCATCTTTAACTGGCTCATAGCAGGGGCCAGCCAAGGTTCGCCGCGTGTCTGACCAGCGCGAAGCGGATCGTAAACGTGGATGATATTCTTCGCGTCAATGCGGTTGGACGAATTGATAGAGATAGACGAGAACTCAGAATCACCAGGGTGACGCTTCTTTACCCAATAGGCAACAGGGCGCTGAAATTCATCGACCTCAACGCCCATAC